TTGTATATCTGACATTCTTAAAAGAATATCAAATGCCGGTGTAATAAAATAGTTACCAGTAGTTCCAAGTTGTGAAAATCCTGCACCACCACCAAGACCGATACCACCAAATCCACCAAATCCACCCATAAACGGGTCAAAGTAAGCGGCATCTAATTCAGAACGAGAAAACCATAAAACCTCATTTACTTCACGACCTGCGGGTATTTCATAAATTTGTTGATTTCTAACTAAATCAATGTAATCTTTTTTCAAAACCCAATCACCTCCAGACTGTAAACCAACAATTTTAGAATATGCGTACGTAAACTGAGTTTCATAATCTAAACTTCTTGTGGTAAATGCTCTTGTAAGTGATTGTTCATCTAAGTTAAGACCCGCTAAAGATGTCCATTGAGATTCAATTAACCAATCATTAACGTGTTGTGCGTAATCTTGAATTGACAATTCTAATAATGAATCCATCATTTCATCTTCCAATTCGACACTACGAAGAGGTGCCCCTAAAAGATTTTTTATTCTTTTATAAAGTTTACTTCTATCGGGTTCAGTGATTATTACAGTAGTTGCCATAATATTTTTTTATATAAATATCTTTTTAGTCATTAAGTTTTGACTGAGTTGAATATAAATCATTAACAAATCCCCAATTTACAACTTTCCAAAAGTTTGAAACGTACTTATCCCTTTGATTTTTATACTTTAAATAATACGCATGTTCCCAAACATCTAACCCCAAAAGAGGATATCCTCTAACTTCTTGGTTGTCCATTAATGGGTTATCCTGATTTGCGGTTGTAACAATTTTTAGTCTATTAGTTTTAGTTAATATTAACCAAACCCACCCTGAACCAAATCTTGATTTTGCCTCTTCTTCAAACTTTTCTTTAAATTTTTCAAAAGAACCAAAAGTTTTTTCAATTTTAGATTTTATTGGGTCTTCAAGTTTTTGTTTTTTTGGTGAAAGCATTTTCCAAAATAATGCATGATTAAATGCTCCACCACCATTATTTCTTACAACAGTATTAAACTTTGATATGTCTGAAACTATTTGTTCCAAGTCTAAATCTTTCCCTTTAACTTTTTCTAACTCTTTGTTTAACTTATCAACATAACCTTTGTAATGTTTGTTGTAGTGAGTATTCATAGTCTCACTATCAATAAAGACTTCTAAAGAATTATAATCATATGGTAATTTATCTATACTGATTTTTTTAATTTCACTAATTAAGGTGATTTTTTCAGATGATTCAATTTGTAATTGTGATTCAATTAAGTCTATTTTTTCTGAAAAAGATTTATATATTGTTTTTTCCATTTTTTTATTACCCTTTTCAAATTTTTTAATTTCTTGTGATGCTTGTGAACTGGCCTCATCTTCATTTTTTCCACCAATATCTTTACCTTTTTTTCTTTTTAAAATGGTTCTTTGGTATTCGTGGGACCATTCGTGAGCTAATGTTCTCATTACATCACGATTTAATCTATCTTTCACTAAAATTTTAAGTTTGTTTTTGTCTGTACGCGAACCTGTGGTCATAGTACCTGTCCTTTTTGATTGAAATGAAATATCAATATCATCCTCTAATGGATAATTCTTTTTAAGTTGTAAAATAAAATCGTTGATTAATTTCTTATCTTCTTTTGTTGGGTCTATTCCATCATAGTTAATATTAACTTCCATACAATATAAATATCACCTCCTATAGGAAATCATATTTAACATTTCTTCAATTGTTGATGCGTCATCCATCATATCATCACCCATTACCGTTGATATGATTTTCTTTTTTCTGTTAAGTATGTCGTATATCGCACCTTCAATAGTGTTTTCAAAAAGTGGATAATAAACTGAAGTTGAGTTTTTTTGACCTATTCTATGAGACCTGTCTTCGGCTTGTGAATGTTCTGCAGGAACAAATGATAAATCATTCATAATCACGGCTTCTGCTGAAGTTAAAGTAATACCAACACCCGCAGCTTTCAGGTTTCCAACAAATACTCTTATTTTGTCGTTTGTTTGAAATTCATCCACAGCGTTTTGTCTATGAAACTTAGAACAACTACCGTCAAGATACACAGCTTGTTTTCCAAAATGATTGTAAATTATGTTTAATGTATCTGTAAAATTTGTAAAAATAATAACCTTTTTACCTTGCTCAATAATATTTTCAGCTAACTCAATAGTATTATTTATTTTTTCTTGAGCGATAACTTTTCTAACTTTCATTAACTTACTAAATTGTATTGTTAACGATGAAGATTCTTCAGGTCTTGAATCATACCAATCAAAATATTCCCCCATTAACTCTTCATAATCTTTTGACTTTAGTCTTAAATAAACAGGAGTAATTATTTTTTCAGGTAAATCTAACACCTCTTCTTTTAATCTTCTAAGAATATGTGTTTGAGTTCTTTCTCTTAATTCTTCTAAATTTGATGCTCCAGTTACATTCCAAACTTTTCTTTTTCCAACAGAAAATTGGAATCCATTACAATATCTTTTAGCGTAAGCCATCCAATTTGCAGCCACAGGACTATCAACTAAATTTAATAAGTTATAATAATTCATAGGTCTTGAAGTCATAGGAGTTCCTGATAATAACCAAACTCTTTCTGATTTACTTGCAATGTCATTTGCAATTTTTGTTCTTTGAGCCTGAGGATTAGAAATCATATGAGCTTCATCCATTATGACTAAATCAAAATTAATTTTCATTATTTCTGACTTTTCTTTATCTTTGATGTCGTGAAAGTTTTTTAATATATCATAATTAACAATCACAAAATCGTGTTCGTTTGAAAATTTCTTTCCTTCTGCTATATATACGGGTCTATCTGAATAATTTGCAATTTCTCTTTCCCAATTAAGTTTTAAAGATGCGGGACAAACAATCAATATTTTTTTCGCACCCGTTTCAAGTGCCGCAATTATTGTTGATGTAGTCTTACCGAGTCCCATATCGTCAGCCAAAATAAACTTTTTGTTTCTAACTAATTTTTCAATTGCCTCTTTTTGATGGGACATTGGTGCTCTATGATTGTATTTTTCATAATCAATAGAAACATTTTTTACTTCGTTATCTTTTAGTAATGCTGTTTTTGGCATCCAAAAATCGTGTAATGTTTCACCACTGAAAATCTTACCCCATATATGAAAAGCTTTATCTTTTTCTACTAATAACTTTTCAACATAAATTTCAGAAGGTTCTTTTGTATACATTTTGTCCTCCATAAGTTTTTTACCAAAATATGAGTCTAACTTAACCCATTTTTTTGCAACCTTTGGATTTGTATTATTATAATTTATTATGTATTCAGATTGACTTCTTGTGGGGGTAAAAGATTTACTATTTTCCTTTTTGTGTTTTAAATTTAGGATATAGTTATTTGACCCTTCATAATCTTCTAATATTAAAAGGGCCTTTGACTCTGGTGTTTTTGACACAAAATCTTCACTCATATATTATAATATAGTATAATACAAACAAAAAATCAATTAAAGTATTTATAGGTATGACACAACCTAAAGTTCCAATTACAAGATTAAATAAATTTTTTGCCGAAGATGATTTTAATTTAGACATTAAAATGGGTAGAGAATGGTTAGAGGGTGATATGAATTTCACCTTGGTATTATATAAAATTGACAGACAAAAAACAAATAATGACGATGTTTATGGTGAAGCCCTAAAAGGTGGAATTCAATTTTTACCACCTATTGAGTTTAAAGGTTTAGTAAAAATTGACTCCCCATCAAATTCAGATTACGGTGCCACAAAATTAGAACAACTTGAACCTGGAAATTTAACAGTTAGTGTGTATCAAGATTATTTAGATGATTTAGAAATTGATATTGAGTATGGTGATTACATTGGTTATTACGAAACTGAAACAAGGGTTAGATATTATAGTGTTGTTAATGATGGTAGAGTTTTTACCGATAATAAACACACATATGGTGGTTACAAAAGATTTTATAGAACAATTCTTGCAACACCTGTCACAAATAATGAGTTTGAAGGTATATAATTATGGCGTTTCCTAAACAAATAAAAAAACATTTACCTTTAATTCCACAAAAATTTGGTGTGGAAAGAAGGGAAGAAATGCTTGATGATGTCACAAGACACGGAACTTATTTACCAAAAGGAGTTCTTCATGCAGATTTAGATAGAGGGTTTTTAGATTTTGTTAAAGATAAATTGCAACTTACTGTTGATGGAAAAAAAGTACCGTTAATAGATAGGATTATAACAAATCAAAATTGGTCTCAATTTACACAAACTTGGAACTTTCAAGATTTAGATAAAAATATATCATTACCTTTCATTGCAATTGTTAGAACCCCCGAAGTAAAACTCGGTAAATTTGTTGGTGGTAAAATGAACATTCCTGAAAAATATAGAATAGATTATTTTACTGTACCCACTTGGGATGGTCAAAGAAAAGGGGCGGACGTATATAAAGTACCTCAGCCGGTTGCAGTTGATGTGACTTTTAATATAAAGTTATTTTGTAATAGAATGCGAGAAAACAACGAGTTTAATAAAATTGTTTTACAATCTTTTGCATCAACTCAAGCTTATTCACAAATAAACGGTCACTTTATGCCAATAATTTTGGAAGAGGTATCAGATGAATCAGTTAAAGATTTAGAAAAAAGAAAGTATTATATTATAAATTATAAAATGACCCTTCAAGGTTTTTTATTGGATGAAAAAGATTTTCAAGTATCACCAGCAATATCAAGATATTTAACAATGTTTGAAGTTGACACTAAAGTCAAAAGTAGAAGAGTTGAAATAGAACCACCAAGACCTGACAATTTTGATTTAGATTTTACTTTCTTACCGGGAGTTACTCAACTTTCAGAGGTGATTAGGTATACTGCGGATTTAAAAGTTGTTGAGTTAGAAAATTTAACAAATTGTTATAATTTTTCATATACGTCTAATACGTCCAACACTTTATTTTTTACCCCTTGTGGTGGTGGACCCGCAACGGTATCGGGAATAACAAGTGGTTCTTCATCATCTTATTGTGTTCAAGGTGGGACAACACCAACATTTTCAAATCCTACTGGTGTTACAACAAACTCAACAACTTCTTGTGGTAATGCGTTTTCGGTATTTATAAACGGATTATATGTGGGTGACGATTTACCGACAATACAAGTAAATGATGGTGATACCTTAGTGGTTAAAGTTTATAAAAAACTAATTAGTGAAACATCAGTGATTAAAACTGTCGCATACCTAGTTTAATCTTCACCGTATATATCTTTAGGTTTTGCACAAGTTTTAACTATTAAATTTTCTAAAAACTTATACATCTTTAATCCGTTTTTTTCACAGTATTTTTTTAATACTTCGTGTACCTCTTCAGATATTTTTAAGTTTTTTATTTTTTTGGTTTTTGTCATAATTATGTGGTAGAAAAAAGGCAGAATTTAGTCTGCCTTGTTAGATAAATATATTATAGTCAATAGTTTTTTGCAAAAATTGAATGTATTTATATATAAAACATAAAAAGCTAAAACATAATTAAAATGGCATCTAGTAATAAGGTTTTCGTCTCACCGGGAGTTTATACTTCAGAAAGAGATTTAACATTTGTTGCACAAAGCGTTGGTGTAACAACTTTAGGTATTGTTGGGGAAACTCTACAAGGACCTGCATTCGAACCGATATTCATCACAAATTTTGATGAATACCAAGTTTATTTTGGTGGAACAAGTCCTGAAAAATTTGTAAACACACAAATTCCAAAATATGAAACTGCATATATTGCAAAATCATATTTAAGTCAATCAAATCAGTTATTTGTAACAAGAGTTCTTGGTTTATCAGGGTATGACGCTGGTCCGTCTTGGTCAGTTGTTACAATTGCTAATCCTAATCCAGCGACAATAGCAGCTACAGGTAACACAACAGGTATTACTCTTAACTTTACAGGTACGACAGGTACAAGTGGTAACATTACAATCACATCAGTACCTTCTCAATTATCCGCAGATTTCTACAATACTTATACAACATTTAATGGAGGTACGTCATCATTAAACGCTGACTTCCAAAATTATATTTCTACAAATGTTAATAGGTTTAGTGTTAGTGCCGCAACTTCTGCAACAACTGCAATTTATTGGGGTACATTAAGTGCCAATACATTAACATATGTGTCTGGCTCTTCAGTAAATACGGTAACTGCAACATCTGAAACTTTTGGTGTAAGTAATGTAAACTTATCATTAACGAATCTTTCAGCAAGTACTAATGACCCTTGGTACTACGCACTATTTGATTATAATAAAGTACAGAGTGTTGGAAGTTATTATGGATATGGATTTGGAGCTTCAATTGGAGCTATGTCATCTTTAGGTGGTGGTGTTTTCTCAGGTCGTTGTAATATTGGTATGACATTCTATTCAGGGTCACCTTATTCTGAATGGGACGATTTAGTAGTTTCAACATTACGTTCAAGAGGTATAACAACTTATTCTTCCACACAACACGGACCACAATATTGGGTTACAGGAACAAGTGACGTTCAAATGGTTTGTACTGGTACATACTCGGCAGTTACTAGTAACCCTTACTCAACATTTGTAATTTCAGGTATAACATACGATTCTGATACATTTAGTTTTGAAACTTCAATGCAACAAACAAACTCTAACTATATGTCTAGTTTATTTGGTAAATCAAATTTTGCTAAAGATAGAAACGAAGTTCCATTATTTGTTGAGGAAATTTACCCAAGTTTATTAAATTCAGGGTACAATAATAGTAAAATTAGAGGTTTATATTGTGATTTAATTGAACTTGACAGTGCAGAATCTTTGAATACTGAAACAATTGGTTTCTATTTAGAACAATACCAAACACCTAAAACACCTTATTTAGTATCTGAATTACGTGGTAATTTAGTTTATAAATTATTTAGATTTGTATTAATATCTGATGGTAACGCAGCAAACCGATTGGTTAAACTTTCTATTGGTAATGTGTCATTTACAAATAATACATTTGATGTATTTGTAAGAGACTTCTACGATACTGACCAAAATGTTAGAGTTGTTGAAAGTTTCACAAATTGTTCATTAGACCCAACACAAAACAACTTTGTGGCTAACAAAATAGGTACTTCTAACGGTGAATATCAAGTTAAGTCAAAATACATTATGATTGAAATGGCTGACGAGGCACCTACAGACGCACTTCCTTGTGGTTTTGAAGGTTATGTTATGAGAGAATACTCAAACGCAACACCTCCATTTGTTAATTACAAAACAAGATATTTACAACCTGGAGACCAAATTGATAACCCACCTTTTGGTTCTGCTAACGGTGGTGATAACATTAGAGAATCTACAGGTGAAAATGTTAGAAGGGCTTATTTGGGTATTTCAAATATCACAGGAGTTGATTATGACTTCTTTGATTATAAAGGAAAACAATTACCAACAAATATTGCAACCGACACAACAGGTCCTGATTGGGGTTATGTAACAAAAGGATTCCACTTAGATAGTGGGGCGACTATTGTAACAATATCTAACAATTATGTAACATCAGGTCAATCAGCATTTGAAGTTGGAGCGGGTTCGTTTTCAAGTGAGCCGCTTAATTCTGATAATCCATATTACAAATTGAATACTCGTAAATATACTTTATATGCTTACGGAGGTTTTGACGGATGGGATATATACAGAGAATATAGAACAAACGCAGATACATTCGCACTTGGTCAAACAGGTTACAAATTTGGAGCGGCTGCTTCAGCAACATACCCAACAGCATCAGGATGGGGAGCGTTTAAACAAATATCAGGACCTAACCAAGAAACTTGGGCAAATACTGACTTTTACGCATACAAATGGGGTCAATCAACGTTTGCAAACCCTGAAGCAACTAACATTAATGTGTTTGTTACACCAGGAATTGATTATGTAAATAACAGTAATCTTGTTGAAGATGCGGTTAATATGATTGAAGAAGATAGAGCTGACTCAATTTACATTACAACTACACCTGACTTTAATATGTTTTTACCATCATACCAAAATGTTACTGAAGGTTTAATATATCCACAAGAGGCTGTAGATAATCTAGAAGAAACAGGTATTGATTCAAACTACACCGCGACTTACTACCCTTGGGTTCTTACTCGTGATTCAGTTAACAACACTCAAATTTATTTACCACCAACTGCTGAGGTTACTAAAAACTTGGCGTTAACGGATAATATCGCATTCCCTTGGTTCGCATCTGCGGGTTATACAAGAGGTCTTGTAAACGCAATTCAAGCAAGAAAGAAACTTACACAAGAGGATAGAGACACTCTTTATAAAGGTAGAATTAACCCAATTGCAACATTTAATGACGTGGGTACAGTAATTTGGGGTAATAAAACTTTACAAATTAGAGAGTCTGCACTTGACA